CCGAAGCGGTGATCACCGTGGGCTGGCGCTGCAACGGCACACAGGACAGCTACAGCGCAAGCGTGTACTCCACCTGCTCACTGCCCCCTGCTGACCCGGCAAACTTCACCCCCTACGCTGATCTGACTCAGGACATCGTGCTGGGCTGGATCTGGGCGAATGGTGTGGACAAAGACGCGACTGAGGCTGCGGTGCAGCAACAGATCGACAACCAAATCAACCCACCTGTGATTCAACCTCCTCTTCCCTGGGCAGCATGATGCAAGAGTTCACCATCACCGTGACGGTTGAAGAAGCCAACATCATTGCAATGGGGCTAGGCAAACTGCCTTTGGAAGTCTCCGTTGCAATCTGGCAGAAACTGCGTGAGCAGATTCAGCAGCAGACGGAACAGAAAGAATGAGGATTGCATTCGGTCAGTGGACACCAGATCGGCCAGGGGTTTCTGGGAACCTGACCGAGGCTAAAAACATCTACCCTACAGCATCTGGTTATGCGTCTCTCAACGGGACTGCAAACCTGTCTGATGCTGCTAGTGAGAATCTGCTGACCGTGTTTCCTGGTCGATGGGCTGGCGCTACCACCCTATTCGGTGCTGGTGCTGGCAAACTGTTTAAGTTCGATCCTGCTGATGCTGATCTGGATGATGTTTCCAGGACTCCGACTGCCTACTCCACAACTGACTTCTGGCAGTTCTGTCAGTTTGGATCGCAGGTGATCGCGTCCAACGGTGTCGACAAGCTGCAAGCATGGAACATGGCATCCAGCACAAGGTTTGCTGACCTTGCTGCTGCTGCTCCCACAGCATCGTTTGTGACCGTTGTGCGGGACTTTGTTGTTGCTGGCAAGACCTCAACCTACCCTAATAGGGTGTCGTGGTCTGATATCAACGATGAGACGGACTGGACTCCTGGTGCTGCCAGTCAATCCGACACGCAGGACATTCCTGACGGTGGTGAGATTCGCGGTATTACCGGGGGTGAGTTTGGTGTCGTGCTGATGGAGCGTGGTCTGTATCGCATGACCTACATTGGCGCACCGCTGTTCTTCCAGTTCGACAACATTGCGCGAAACGTAGGGTGTTACGAGTCTCGATCTATCACGCAGTATGGCCCGATGACGTTCTTCCTGAGCGATGACGGGTTCTTCATGACCGATGGTCAGCAGGTCAAGCCTATCGGTGCAGAGCGGGTTGATAGGTGGTTCTACGCTAACGCAGATCCATCTCAGTTCAGCAAGATGAGTGCTGCTGTCGATCCGGTCAATAAACTGGTGCTGTGGTGCTTCCGGGACATCTTCAACGTCCAGAAGCTCCTGATCTACAACTGGTCAACAGATCGCTGGTCACACGGTGACTCTGGTGCTGACTACATTTCCAGCATTGCGACTGCGTCCACAACTCTGGAACAGTTGGACAACATCTCAGCTAGTTTAGATGCGTTGCCAGCCTCTCTGGACTCGCGTTTGTGGACTGGTGGCAAACTGATCTTGGGTGGTGTATCCGGGGCTAGGATTGTGACCTTTGCTGGAACTGATCTCACCGGAACGATCAACACAGGCGACATCACCGTAGAAGGCCAGGAAACGCTTATAAGGCTTGCTAGGCCACAGATTGACAACGGTAGTGCCACCGTATCAGTCTCATCCAGAAAACGGCTTGACGGGGCTATCAGCTACTCTGCTGCGGTTGCTGCTGACAGCGAGAACAGGGTGAGCCTGAGATCGCGTGGAAACTATCATCGTCTGTCGATCACTCCGACCGGGAACTACGACACTGCGGTTGGTGTTGATGTGGACATCGTTCCTGTTGGTGGGCGCTGATGTTTCGCAGGTTGCCGCAGCAGGGTGGTAGTCAGCGAGAGGTTGCTGAAGTTGTCAATCGAGTTCTGGATGGCAAAGTCAACTCTGTTGGGTTGGTGACTCTGGCAACTGGGAACGCTACGACAACGACCCTGTACGACGCTAGGATCAGCCCTGACAGCATTATTTTGTTTGTCCCATCCTCTGCTGCTGCCATAGCAGATGCAGTCCCCTACGGGGCATTTCAGGACACCACAGATCAGACCGCTGCCAGCACCACTGCTGCCTATGCTGTTACGCTCAACACGACGGATTATGCTGTTGGTGTTGCTATTGTCAGCAGTTCTCAGATTACTGTCCGATCTGCTGGTGTGTACAACATTCAGTTTTCGTTCCAGTTTGCCAACACTAATGTGGCGATCCAAGATGTAGACGTTTGGTTCAGGAAAAACGGTACGGATATTGCTGGATCAAACAGTAAGTTTTCAGTGCCTAATTCTCATGGTGGTACGGATGGGCATTTGATTGCTGCTCTAAATTTTTACTTGGAAATGGCAGCAGGTGATTATGTTCAGTTGATGTGGTCTACTACTTCGACGGATGTAAGTCTAGAACAGCTTGCAGCGCAAACGAATCCGACTCGACCGACAACACCAAGCGCAATCGTCACGATCAACAAGGTAGACGAATCGTCCTCATCTGACATTTACGCATCCAATCAGTTGCAAGGCGAATGCACAGTTAATCACTTTGCCAACTCGACTGCGGATAAGACGTATCGATATGTCGTTCTCGGTTAGAGTGTTTGTAGAGCCGCAGAAGTTGCGGGAAGTGTGGGAATTTGTACGGCCAGGACTGCTGGAGGTCAAGAGGGCAAGCAGGGATCAGTGGATACCGGAAGACATCTATGCTGACTGTTTCGAGGGTCGGTCGATGCTCTGGTTGATGGTAGAGGACGGAAATCCTGTCGGGTTTGGAGTTTTGCAGCCGATGGGTGACACTCTGCACATTTGGGCTGGTTGGGGCAAGTTTCTGATGGGAGATGGTTTCCGTCATGCCCATGAGATTGCGCTAGCGGGTGGAGCGCGTAAAATCTCATTCGACAGCAATCGTCCTGGGTGGGCGAAGATAGCAGGCAGATACGGATTTCAGCCTGTCAAATGGATTGCAGAGGTGAAACATGGGTTCCAGAAGCAGACCGGAAGTAACCGAAACTAGGATTGATCCTAGACTTGTTCCGTTTGTCGAGCAGGGTCTGAGTGGCGCTCAGAGTCTGTTCCAGACAGGGCAATTGCAGTTCAAAGACCCGACGACTGGCGAGATGAGAGCGGGTTTTGTCCCGCAGTTTTTTTCTGGTCAAACCTATGTCGGGCCTTCAGACTTTACGACTCAAGCGATTCAGTCTGCTGCTGAACGCGCACAGGCAGGATCTCCGCTAGTCTCCCAGGCTCAACAGACCGTCCAGCAACTTGCTGCCGGTCAGAGTCCATTGGCAGCTACTGCAAGCGGGTCAATGCTCGGATATAACCCGTTCCTGCAAGGCACGTTTGCATCTCTTGCAAGACCGTTGGAACAACAGTTCCAGCAGCAGATCGGCAACGTCACCTCGCAAGCCTCTCGCGCAGGAAGATACGGTTCTGCTGCTATGGGGCAAATGCAAGCAGGTGCAGCGGAAGCTCTTGCATCTGGATTGTCCGGTTTGGGTGAGCGTCTAGGATTCCAGACTTACGGTCTTGAGCGTCAACTACAAACCCAGGCGCAACAGGCTCAACAGAATGCAATGCTGCAAGCAGCGCAGCTTGCTCCTAGTCTTGCTGAACAGGATTACCTTGGAGCGCAGCGGTTGATGCAAGCTGGTCAGTTGCAGGAACAGTATCAGCGTCAAGCATTGCAAGACGCTATCAATCGATACAACTTTCAGCAGGAAGCTCCGTTCAGGGCACTTCAGCAGTACAGTGCGTTTCTCGGTGGTTTCCCTGCTGGCGCTCAACAGGCTGCACCGTCCTACACTAACCCTGCTGCGTCTCTGCTCGGTGGTGCTGCGCTGGTGTCTGCATTCAATCAACCGCAATAGGCTCCTGCGAGGTAATCATGGCTGATCCCGTAACTCTTGCCGCTATTGGGGCTGTCGCTGGTGCTGCCACTAATAAGAAAGATCCGGTCAAGGGTGCGCTCATTGGAGCGACACTTGGTTTCGGTGGTGGTACTGTTGCTCCTGCTCTCATGGGCGGCACTGCTGCTGGTGCTGGAGCCGCAGGTACTGCCGGAACTGGTGCTGCTGCTGGAGGAACTTTTATCCCTGGCATGGCGCTAGAAACGCAACTTGCTGCTGCTCCTGCGTCACCTCTGGCTGGATTCATGTCCAAAGCAACTACTCCTGCAAGCCTCATGGCCGGCGCTCAGTTGGCTGGAGCCATGCAGCCTAAAGCTCCTGTGGCACAGGCTATGCCGCTGCGTCCTGGTCAGCAGGTTCCGATCACACTCGATCAGATCCGCGCTATCGATGCTGGAATGTTTGACACCATCCCGATGGATCGCAGGATGATGACCATGCAAAGAAGGTTTGGATTGCCTCCTGTGCCATTCCTGCAAGACCTTGAGCCGATTGAATCGCGCAGACTGTCTCTGCTGTGAGGTGAATGATGGAAGAAATCCTGAATCGACTCTTTCCGCAGCCACAGTATGTCTCTGGGTTGCTCGGAGATGAGTCGCAGATTGCACTTCAACAGGCTCGACAGCAGGGTCTGCTAGGTCTGGCTGCTGGTCTGTTGCAAGCCGGTGGCCCTAGTCGACAGCGAACCAACATCGGTCAGGCTATCGGTGCTGGACTCCAGGCTGGTCAACAGGCTTATCGAGGTGCGCTGTCAGAGCAGATCCAAGGTCAGCAGATGGCGATGAAGCTGGCTGAACAGCAGAGGTTGCAGCAACAGCAGAGAGCCTTGCAAGGCATCATGCCGCAGTTGATGACGACTGAGCGTCAGCAAGCACTAACTACTGGCGCACAGGCTGCTGATCCGTTGGCTGCGTTGATCCAGTCTGCCGAGGCAGGGACGCTAAATCGACCTGTGTTGAATCAACAAGCGTTGAGTCTTGCTAGGTCATTCCTTAGTCCGAAAGACTTTAAGGATCTGGTGGAGGGATTGACCAAACAGCAGGAACTGGCTGCTGGCCCAAGAGAAGAATATTCCACGACTCCGCAGACCATGCTGGTCAACAACCGTCCGACATCTGTTCTGTTTAGCAAGTCTGGCGGTATGCGTATTGTGGATGCTGCACCACTACCGTCAGAGGAGAAGGTTGATACCGGGTCAGAGATTTTGTTCCGTGACAAGACGACTGGACGAATCATGTCTCGGATCAACAAAACGCTTACACCTGGAGAAACTCGGCTGCTTGATCTGCGGGAGCGGGAGTTTGCACGAGGTGGATACGACATTTTGTCAACGCCAGAAGGATTCGTTTACGCTCCGACAACTCCAGGTGCTGCTGCACAACCTGTTACTGCTGCTGGTGGCGCTCCTGTTCTGCCGATGGGTGCTGACAAACCTCCGACAGAAGGACAAGCAAAAGCAGCGAGCTTCCTTGGTGTAATGCGCGGTGCGTCTAGCGTGTTTGATCAGCCTTTGGTTGATCCTGCTGGCAAACCTGTGGTTGATGCGTCTGGTCAACAGATCACAGCAGAAATGGCTTATTCAACGCCAAACCTGTTGCAGTCTGCTGCTGGCTCGGTTCCTTGGGTTGGTCAAACCTTAGAGCGGTTGGGCAGTAGCGAAAACCGGCAGAGGGTACTGCAAGCTCAACAAGCATGGGTTCGTGCAAAGCTGCGTAAGGAGTCTGGTGCTGTCATCGGCGCTGATGAGATGGCAGACGAAATTAAGACATTCTTCCCGCAGTATGGTGATAAGCCTGAAACGATCAGGCAAAAAGCATTGCTGCGTCAACAGGCTGAATCTGGTCTTGTGGTAGAAGCTGGCCCGGCTGCGCGTGGTATCCAAACTATTCCTGGCGCTCAAATTACTCCTCCGGCACGAGTTCTGCGCCAAGCAAGACCACAGGTTGAGCTTCGATACAATCCGCAAACCAGACGAATCGAGGAAGCGCAATGATTATCGATGTCCCTGGTGTTGGAAAGATTGAGTTCCCGGATGGAACATCTCGGGAAGAAGCCAACCGCGCTATTGCTGAGTTTCTAGGTTCGCGTCAACAACCTGAGCCTAGAGGTGTTGCTGCTGAAATCGGTCGGCAAGTTGGTCTTACTGGTAGAGCAGCAGTCTCTGGTGTTACCGGTCTTCCTGCGCTGGCGTCTGATGCTCTGGTGTCTCTGATCAACCAGATCACCGGCAAGCAGATTCCGATGCCATCTCAGGCTCAACAGCAGTTGATGACCAGGGTTGGATTGCCTGAGCCAGAGACTCCGCAAGAGCGGGTTGTGCAAGACATTTCATCTGCTGGATTCGGTGTGTTGGGTGCGTCTGGTCTTGGTAGGATGCTTCCAGGCACGATGGTTACACCTCCTGCTCCTGGTCAGGCAGTCGAGCTTTTTGCTCCTAGTGCTGCTGGTCTGCAAGCGACAAAAGAACTTCTGACGCAATCTCCTGCATTCCAGATCGCTGCTGGTGGTGCTGGTGCGTTGGGTTCTGCTGTGGCTCGGGAAGAAGGTCTAGGGCCATTGGGTCAGGTTGGTGCTGGCATTGCTGCTGGCATGGCTGTTCCGTCTGTAGGCACTGCTGCGTTGTTGGGTGGTCAGGCAGCAGCCAGGGGTGGCAGAGAGCTTGTAAGACCGTTCACAGAGCCTGGACGAGAGGTGATCGTAGGGAACATCCTCCGTCAGTTGTCACGCGATCCAGAGGCTGCTGTACGCAATCTGGAGGCATATCAGGCTGGTGTTCCGGGTTACACGCCGACGACAGCACAGGCTGCTCGGGATGTTGGTCTTGCTGGCAATGTTGCTGCTGTTCGCGGGTTGGATGTCACTGGTAAGTTTACAGAGCAGATGATGTCTGCCAATCGAGCAAGGCTTGCAGTTCTGGATAGGCTTGCAAAAAACGAAGAAGCTGTTACTGCTGCAATAAACAAGCGTAAGTCAGTCACTGATCCATTGCGAGAAGAAGCGTTTGCAAGAGTTACTGTTACACCTGATGAGTTTATTCCTCGGGTTCAATCAGTTGTAGACAAGATTGACGAGGTTTTGGCTTCTGATGCTGGCAGGAGGACTGCTGTACAAAAAGCCATGAATTTTGCTAAGGCAAAACTGACTGATCCTAATGCTCCTGTATTTACTCCGCAACAGGCATATGAGGTTCGCAAAGACCTTAGAGACGCAGCAGAAGGTTTGTTAGATAAAGATCAAGGTGTGTTTCGTCTTGCTGCTGGTGAATTGCGCGATGTCATGCGTGTGCTGGATCAGCAGATTAACGACGTTGCTCCAGGTTACTCTGACTATCTCAAGAAGTTTGCAAGAGCTAGTACAGGCATTGATCGTCTTGTTGGCGCTCAAACAATACGCGGCAAAGTTGTTGGAACAACTCCTGTTATCAATGAACCATCTAACCAGATGGAATATATGCTCTCGCAGCGTAATTTTGTTAACGCTATCAGGGCAGCAGAAAAGGATCTTGAAAAGGCTGGATTGTCTAGGACTCAGCTTGCTGTGCTAAAAAAGGTTAGCAATGATTTAGATGAGGCAACATTTAATGTTACGCAGCAACCCGGCTCCAACACGTTCCGCAACCTATCTGTTGCAAACATGATGGGGGCGATTGCTGGAAGGTCTATGTTTGGTGATGTTCCTCAAGCATTGCAGAAAGTTGCTGCTCCGATGAACTGGCTTTATAACGGAACAGATGACGCAATCCGAGAGGTCATCGTTGATGCGATGCTGGATCCTAAACTGGCTGCTAGACTGATGCGTAGAGCAACAACTGCTGAAATGGTTCCGTTGTCCAAGGAACTCCAGAAACGCGCACTGAAACTTGGGTATGGTCAGGTCTTTGGCCTGAGCGAGGAGTAAACATGGCAAAGACTAAGATCTCTGAGTTCGATACCGATCCAGACCTCAACACAGACATCAACAGCATTAACATTGCTGAAGGCTGCGCTCCGTCTGGAATCAACAATGCAATTCGGACGCTGATGTCAGACCTGAAGGAATGGCAATCTGGCGCACAGGACATCTACATTGCTCCAGCAGGAACCGCTGCTGCGCCATCCTGGACGTTCAACGGTGATACAGACACTGGTTTTTATCGTGTCACTGCAAACGAGCTAGGTGTTGCTGCTGGTGGATCTGCTGTCGGTCGGTTTACCAGTGCAGGGTTTGTTGGCAATGTCACTGGCAACGCTACAAACGTCACCGGTACTGTTGCTGTTGCCAACGGTGGAACCGGTGTAACTACGTTGGCATCCGGTCAGTTTTTGAAGGGTGCAGGGACTTCTGCTGTCACCACCTCTGCGACTGTTGCACTCGGTTCTGAGGTTGCTGGAA